AGCGGCGGTTACGTGTTGGGTTTTTAGCCAGTTCTTTACGTACTGGCTTATTGTTAATGTCTACAACCACCTCATGGATTGTAATGTAATTTCCTGAGATAGACTTGGATTTTGTCAGCCCACGGACCTCAGACATGGAGAAGGACAGCCAGGCAGCCAGCAATACAGGTAATTCGATATCAGTCCCCTTAATGATGTTAAGGACGGTTTTTGCTGGCGGAAGTTCCGCCAGTCGGGGTGTAACAGTGGGAAGCTCTATCTGCTCAAAATCGAGGTCATGTACACCATATTTGTTCAACACAGGGCGGATCAGGCCCCACTCATTGCGTACACGCTTGGCAGATATGGGCTTCCCTTTTTTAGAGGGGCTGTTTGCTGGTCTACAGGTTTCTGCGCTCAGAGCTTCCTGAAGGATTGTTATATCAATATCTTTGATGGGAGTATCCATCAGATCAGGAAAAGCGTTCTTCTGGATGCACCGATAGTCCTGGAGCGTAGTGGGAGACCGGTTCAGGTTCTCTCTGGATTCGATATATTTGTCGATTGCCTGGGATAATGTGAGCTTTCCATAATCCTGCCGTTTCCGGATCTTGTCAGGTGTTTTGGACGCCTGAAACTGTGCTGCAGCCAGCTCGGCCCGTTTCCGGCCTGCTGGGCTGGGATCGTCATCCGTAAAAGATTCATAGATCCGTTTATTCTTCCATTTCTGGGTCTTTTCATCGTATATCCGTTCCGTGTGGCTGTAAGCCAGACAGCGCCATGAGCCAGACGGAAGTTTCTTTGCAGTTGCCATAGTATCATTCCTCCTTAAAAATGGGTATAAAAAATACACCTGTACAGGTGTGCGGAGGTATGGTACAATATGGGTGTTCAGATCATATTGTAGGGCCTCCGGGCCTGTACAGAATTTATCTAAAAGCCGTTCCTGTTGGCGCAGGGGCGGTTTTTACAATTTGACAAATAAATGTGATTGGCATATAATATACTTAACAAGACAGCCGACAGGTAGGTGCACACTACCCGTCCCGGCGAATCAAAGATCTAAAAAATAGTCGTCTCCTCGGCCAAGAGCAGGACGGCTATTTTTTATGCGTATATGTCAGGATCGCAACGATCAGTAATGCTACAGATACAATTAACTGCAATTCTTCGTATGTACTCATAAAGCATCTCCTCCTTCCGCAAGACTCGGAACGGATAGAGAGCTGCCGCCTGTTCGGCTGCCCGGGTAAGTATATTATGTTATCAAGGTAGTGTAAACGAGTATTATTTATTCATCATAGTCGTCTTCATAATAGGTACTATTGTCAAAGTCTACCCTTGTATCTGGTGTGAGAGCATGAGGATAGGATGGAGTTTCTTGTATCTGTTCTTGCCCACTGATGCTGTTGATATAGTCTCTTTCGGCAAGAACATTTCCAATGCTTCTTTCTTCTCCATCAGTGTAATCATAGTAAGTTTGGCTCGATACCCCACTCCATCGATTGATGCAACTACCATCTTGATTAAAGGTGTAAGTAACGCCATCGCTTAAGGTTATAGGTTCTGTTTGCATATATCCGGCCTCATTAAAATAGTACCATTTCCAGTCAGTATCTTGGAACCATGAATTTACAGGATATGTGCCATCATCATTTTGATACCACCATCCAGTATTGTCCTGTTTCCATTCACCAGCGAATGAAGTCATGCTCAGAACGGTTGAAACTCCAAGGGTTGCAAATAACAGTTTCATCTTTTTCATACCTATTTTCCTCTTTTCTTTTGATTTTTATTAAAACGCCTGTGGCGAATTAATCCTTTAAAATTTTTCCATGACCGCCAGAGACGGTTCAAACATTACAATGTAATTATCTATTTCAACGTAACAGCCGTATTTTTCACGATACAGATCCAGTGCTTCTGCCAGAGTGTCCTCGCTCACTCCCAGAAACTCCGCCAGCTCATAACGGCTGCGACAGTGTGCCTTATAACCATCTACAATTCCAGTCAGGCCGATGCGCCGATTGTAGGCCCGAAGCCGTGCGGTACGTTCCTGCTTCCGGCTGTCTACATTATTCTGGTCTAAAATATTTCCGACCGTAGTATAGTGATGCTCCAGCTCCTCAGCCAGAGTGTCGGCGGTTTGCGCGGATGTCATTCCGGCCCTTAAAGCTACAGAGCCGTCAATGTACAATCCGCGAAGTTTTTCACTTTTAAAATTCAAATAATCAACTGAAACATTCTGCTCATAAGCTTCCTGTTCCAATTCTTCAACTGGTGTCAATCTATCAACTCCTATTTGCGGCGGTTTTTTACAAATTCTGCGTAAGCCCGGATGTCATCCAACTCATCTGCGGTGAATTCGTCTCCATCAAAATGAGCGGCTACGGTCATTGGTTCGGTATTCAAGCCAAGCAAATCATCGGCAGAAACATTTAATGTATCCGCTATCTTTTTTATGGTTTGAACATTTGGTTCCCTATTTCCGCTTTCATATAGAGAATAAGTAGACTTTGCTACTCCAATTATATCTGCTACTTCTTTTTGCGTCATACCTCTTCGTTCTCTTGCTTCTTTTAAATTTTCATTAAAGTATTCACCCATATTTTAGCACCTCCGATTACCTTGATTATATATATTAAATGCAAACATGTCAATAAAAAAGTTTACAAAATGCAAATAAAACTGTTGACAAGTTTGCGAAAAGCAATTATATTATAATCATAGTTTGCGAAATGCAAACAAGAAAGGAGGAACGAGGTGTGTTTAGGAATTTAGAAGCCGAACAGGCAAGAAAAGGACTTACGAACCAGAACGTTGCAGATACGTTAGGTATTTCTAGAGTTTCGTATGAAAACAAGAAAAAAAGCGGGAAATTTACGACTCTGGAAATTAAGGCATTATGCAAACTGTTCAAATGTAAGTTTGACTATCTATTTGATACAGAGTAGGAGGTGAAGAAGAGTTGGGTGTTTGCATCGCTTTAATGCTAGTTGGCTTATCTGTATTCGCCATAGGTGTAGTCAAATCAGTAAAAAGTAAATGTACTGATTTGACTGCAGTAACATGGCTTTGGTCTGGCGTTGCCTTGATAAATATCGGAACGATTCTTGCAGGTGCATTATAGTTTCATTTTTACAATGTCGTGGAGTTCGTTTGCAATATGTTTGAGGTGATTTTCGGTACTATTTCCGGATGGATAGGTGTCTGCAAATGGCGCATTTGAATATGGATTGAATGCAAAATTAGCATGATATTTCTTTTCCGAGGAATGATAAGATACCTCAAATTGAAATGTCTCATTTGTGACCGAGTGAGCAACAAGAGGGCATCTTAAAGCGTAACCAGGACAAAAAATAGCTCCATGTAATTTTTCAAATCCGTTTTCGTTTATATCACCGCAATATTCTGCTTCTGTAAATTTATGACTACACTTCACTTCATCAATGATTGCTTCAGAGGCTCCGAAGTTTTTAATGATGATGTAAAGTAAACTATTCAGATAGACTGGATATATTTGGATGTTGGGGCGGGTGGATTCTTCTATCATTTTATTATTTTGACGTAATGTATCAATAGATATTTTGATAGCCACGATACTGGTAATGGTAGAAGCGATAATGCCACATATCTGAATCCAGTCAGATGGTGTTAATGAAGAAAAAAACGAAGAGGATTGAGAACCAATAGATGAAACGGTAGCAATGGTTAGAAACATATATATTCTCCTTTGTAATTTATATAGGAGATTGTAGCACAGAAAAAGGAAATTTGCCAGATGAGCAGGAGGTGAGAGAGATGAATGAATTAACCAGAACAACCATCACATCAGTGGAAGCCGCCGAGTGGTGCGGAAAGAAGCATAATGAACTGCTGAAAGATATTCGTAGATATATCAGCCAGTTAGGAGAGGGGAAAATTCCCCACACCGATTTTTTTAAGGAATCTACATACGTTACCGAGCAAAATAAGACGCTCCCATGCTTTCTTGTCACGAAGAAAGGATGCGAGTTCATCGCCCACAAGATGACCGGACAGAAGGGAACGGAGTTTACTGCAAGGTATATCAACCGATTCCATGAGATGGAGAATCCCAAAAGTCAGATTCCGCCAACGGAGCATCCGGGAGAGGTGGCGAATCTGCTCAAAGTTCTTTCAAATCGGATGGACAAGCAGGGAATCGCTCCATATAAATCCGCTGAAATGGTAAAGATGGTTTGTGAACAGTTTGGAATTCAGCTTCCTGCTGATTTTGTGAAGGTTCCAGAGTATGAACAGGTAACTTTAAAAGCATTATTAAACGAAGGATAGGAGGGATTGGTTTTGAGAAAAACAGTTTTAAATCAGGTAACTTTTAGTACAGACGACTTGAGCGAAATTCAGGGATGCTTTGTATGTAAGCTGACAGATGGCGTTGACGATGATGGAGATGAAGTGATTTTTCTTACATTCTTCAACCCTATGACAGGAAAGTATATTGAGGTGGAATTTGGAGAACATGGATTTGTTTTCGTTTCGGACCCATATAAAAGTCTGGAATAAGGGAGATACGAGAAGGAAGTTTAAGAGAGGAGGTATCCCACATGACAGCAAGGGAGTACATGGCCTATAGCAGGCAGCGGAGTGATAACATTAAGGCCATTATCGCAGAGCATAAACAGCGTAAAGGCATGACCGATGCGATGGTAGCCAAGGCGGCAGGCATCAATCCGGGGACATTCGTCCAGCGAAAACGGAATCCCGGAACGTTCCGGCTGAATGATCTCTGGGCAATCTGCAACGTGCTGGATGTGCCGGAGGAACAGAGAAATACGATTTTATAGGAGGGAATCATGCAATCAGAAGCAATTAAGTACCAGCCCCCAGTGGAGGGCGTTGTAGTTACCCAGGAAGAGGAACAGCAGATTCTGAAGCTGGGCCGGATCATGAGGGAACAGCTGGATCAGAGCCATAAGGATGTGCGGCTGTTTGGCCGGCTGTCTACGGTGATGGCGTTCCTCTTGGGGATGGAAACGGTGCTGCTGTTGGTGGCTGCCGGAATAATAGCACTGTGAGAGGAGGTGAGGAAGATGAAGAAGGCAACAACTGCGGCAGAGTTCTGGATCAGGGAGTACCTGAATCATACCATCATCAACATGGACTGCTATACATTCGAGATGGTCGAGCCACGGATGGCAGAGCTGAAGGACTGCAATGGGGACAGAATCCGGCTGATCTATGAGCCGCATACAGGCAATGTGACTATATTGAGAGGAGATGGTATGTACTGTGAATAAGAGATTGAAGCGTAAGATCGAGAAGCGCAGGAGACAGCAGATCTGCGAGGCCCTGGATCTGTGTTTACAGATCAATGGATTGCAGAAGAGTGAGAAGGAGCTTACAGGAAACCACCCCACAGTGAATATGCATTTTTGGGGGCATATCGGCATGGTAGATGGGGATTTTTATGCATCTGGATGGAGCAGAGAGGCAGTTGTTACCCGACATTTCGAGGAGCGGCTGGACAGGCCTGGGAAAATGGGTCAGATCCTTTGTGAACTCAGGCAACTGAAAAAGGACCTGCACAGCGGCAACTGTGGTAGGTCCAGAAACTAAAACAACACACCCTTATTATAAGGGGAAATTTGGAGGAATGCAAGATGTCAATGAAGATCAATAAGTTGGAGATCGAGAATGTAAAACGTGTGAAGGCGGTGAAGATCGAGCCGACCGCCAACGGCCTTACGATCATCGGAGGGAAGAACAACCAGGGGAAGACCTCTGTCCTGGATGCGATTGCCTGGGCCCTGGGAGGGGACCGGTACCGTCCGTCCCAGGCGCAGAGGGAAGGCTCTGTAATCCCGCCCAACTTACATATTGTTATGAATAACGGTCTGATCGTGGAGCGCCGGGGAAAGAACAGCGACCTGAAGGTGACGGACCCCAATGGGAAGAAAGCCGGCCAGCAGCTCCTGAATGAGTTTGTGGAACAGCTGGCCCTGGACCTTCCCAAGTTCATGGAAGCGACCAGCCAGGAAAAGGCCCAGACCCTTTTGCAGATCATCGGTGTGGGCCCAAGGCTGGCAGACCTTGAACGGCAGGAAAAGGAGCTGTATAACGAACGGACCTATATAGGGCGCACGGCAGACCAGAAAGAGAAGTACGCAAAGGAGCAGCCCTATTATCCGGATGTCCCTTCTGTTCCTGTATCTGCTTCCGAACTGATCCGCCAGCAGCAGGAGATCCTGGCACAGAACGGGGAGAACCAGAGGAAGAGGGAGCGGCGCCACCAGCTGGAGCAGGAATACCAGTCCGTCACGGAACAGATCCAGGCGCTCCTTGCAAAGCAGGGGCAGCTGGAGGCAGACCTTAAGATTGCAAGGGAGACCTCAGAAGGGCTTACGGACCGGTCTACCGCAGAGCTGGAGGAGAATATCTCCAATATCGAGGAGGTCAACCGTAAGGTACGCGCAAACCTGGACAAGGATAAGGCGGAAGAGGACGCCAAAGGATACCGGGAGCAGTATAACCGTCTGACTTCCCAGATCGAGGAGATCCGGAGCCAGAAGACAGACCTGTTAAAAGAGGCAGACCTGCCCCTTCCGGGCCTGGGCGTGGAAGACGGGGAGCTGGTTTATAACGGACAGAAATGGGACAACATGTCCGGATCTGAACAGTTGAAGGTATCCACTGCCATTGTGCGCAGGCTGAACCCGGAATGTGGGTTTGTGCTGCTGGATAAACTGGAGCAGATGGATCTGGATACCCTGCATGAGTTCGGGCAGTGGCTGGAGCAGGAAGGGCTGCAGGCCATTGCAACCCGCGTATCGACGGGAGGGGAGTGCAGCTTGATCATTGAGGACGGATATGTAGCCGGACAGGAACATCCGGCAGCAGAAGAAAAGAAGGAATGGAAGGCAGGTGTATTTTAAATGGAGATCATCAGAGGAAAACTGCCGGGGGCAAAAAAGGTAGTGGTTTACGGGCCGGAGGGCATCGGGAAGAGTACCTTTGCTTCCCGGTTCCCGGATCCGCTGTTTATTGATACAGAGGGAAGCACCAAGGACATGGATGTAGCCCGGACGGAAGCACCCAGCAGCTGGATGATGCTGATGGAGCAGGTGATGTATGTAAGGAAGCACCCGGAGCTCTGCCGCACATTGGTCATTGACACAGCGGACTGGGCGGAAATGCTCTGCGTTACCCAGCTGTGTGACAAGAACCAGAAGAACAGTATTGAGGAGTTCGGCTACGGAAAGGGGTATGTATACCTCCAGGAGGAGTTCGGGCGGTTCCTGAACCTGTTGGAAGAGGTGGTAAAGGCGGGCGTCCATGTGGTTTTGAACGCCCATGCTAAAATGCGCAAATTCGAGCAGCCGGATGAGCTGGGTTCTTATGACCGCTGGGAGATGAAGCTGAGCAAAAACGTAGCCCCCATGGTAAAGGAATGGGCGGATATGGTTCTGTTTGCCAACTATAAAACCTTTGTGGTGAACGTGGACGGCCAGGGAGCCCAAAAAGGGAAGAACAAGGCCCAGGGCGGAAAACGGGTCATGTATACGGCCCACCACTGCTGCTGGGATGCAAAGAATCGGTACGGGCTGCCGGAAGAACTGCCCTTTGAGTATGCAGGGATCCGGCATATCATAGAACCCTCCGGGGGGACGGAAAAGGCAGGAACACCGCCGGTTAAAGAGGCAGCCCCGCCAATCCCGCCAGTACAGGCACCACCTAAAACAACAGAACCTCCGGTCAGTAACAAGGGCCATGAGGAGCCTGCAAAGGAAGAGAAGGCAGCGCCACCAGTTGGGAATGAGGGCGTGAAGTTGGATCCGAGGATCCCTAAGAAACTGAGGGATCTGATGGCAGCAAATGACGTGTGTGAGTGGGATATGGAAAACGTAGTATTTGCAAAGGGTTATGTCACCGAAGGGACGCCCATCTGGGAATTTGAAACCCAGAACCCGGGAATCATTGACGGGCTTCTAGTTGCATCCTGGGATCAGGTATATGCGGCAATCAAAGAAATGAAGGAAAAAGATGCATTGGTGTTTAATTAAACAGGAGGAACAGAAAAATGGCAGATTTAGGACAGGAAATTGGATGGGATGATGAGATTGAAAACGAGGGCGCGGATTTTGAGCCGTTACCGGAAGGCACCTATGAATTTGAGGTACGCACGATGCAGAGAGGGAGATTCCCTGGAAGCGACAAGATGTGCGCCTGCAATACTGCGGAACTGACATTAGTGATTGTAGATAATGATGGCAAGGAGCACCAGGTTTTTGAGAGCTTAAAGCTCAACAGCAAGATGGAATGGCTGTTAAGCCAGTTCTTCTTATGCATCGGCCAGAAAAAGAAGGGAGAAGCACTGCGTCCGAACTGGAACGCCGTCCCCGGATCCCGCGGAATGGCGGAGATCACAGTCAATGAATATAAAGACAAGAATGGGAATGCAAAGAAGAACAACCGGGTCGGCAAATACCTTGCCCCGGAACCGAAGCAGTTTAAGGCAGGTGTATTCTGATGGAATTAAGGCCTTACCAGGAAGAAGCAAGGGAATCTATTTTTGAAGAGTGGGATAAGGGCGTCCAAAAGACGCTCCTGGTCCTCCCTACCGGCTGCGGCAAGACCGTGGTATTTGCGAAAGTGGCAGAGGATTGTGTGCGCCGCGGGAACCGGGTGCTGATCCTGGCCCACAGAGGTGAACTGCTGGAACAGGCAGCGGATAAGATTGGGAAAGCGACCGGCTTAGGATGTGCAACAGAAAAAGCAGAACAGTCCTGCCTGGGGAGCTGGTTCCGGATTACGGTCGGGTCCGTCCAGACCCTTATGAGGGAGAAACGGCTGGGACAGTTCCCGGCCGGTTATTTTAACACGATCATCATTGACGAGGCTCACCACTGCATTTCAGACAGCTACCAGAAGATCCTGCGGCATTTTGATTCGGCCCATGTATTGGGAGTAACCGCTACACCGGATCGCGGGGACATGCAGAACCTGGGGCAGGTATTTGACAGCCTGGCTTACGAATATACCCTGCCAAAGGCGATCCGGGAAGGGTATTTATCCCCGATTAAGGCCCTGACAATCCCGCTGCAGCTGGATCTGTCCGGCGTATCCATGCAGTCCGGGGACTTTAAGGCAGGCGATATTGCAACCGCCTTGGACCCGTACCTGTACCAGATCGCGGATGAGATGGAGAAATACTGTAAAGACCGTAAAACAGTGGTGTTCCTCCCGCTTGTAAAGACCAGCCAGAAGTTTAAGGAGGTCCTGAACGAAAAGGGCTTCCGTGCAGCGGAGGTAAACGGGGAAAGCAAGGACCGGGCGGAAGTGCTGGAAGCCTTTGACCGGGGGGACTATAACGTCTTGTGCAACTCTATGCTGCTGACGGAAGGATGGGACTGCCCCTCTGTTGACTGTGTGATTGTACTGCGCCCTACGAAGGTGCGGAGCCTGTACAGCCAGATGGTAGGGCGGGGGACCCGTCTCTGCGAAGGGAAGGACCATCTCCTTCTGCTGGATTTCCTGTGGCATACGGAGCGCCATGAGCTGTGCCACCCGGCAGACTTGATCTGCGAGAAGAAGGAAGTGGCCCGGAAGATGACCGAAAACCTGGAGGAATCCGCCGGCTGTCCGGTGGACCTGGAGGAGGCGGAGAAACGGGCTTCCGAGGATGTGATCGCAGAGCGTGAGGAATCCCTTGCCAAGCAGCTGGCGGAGATGAAGAACCGTAAAAAGAAGCTGGTGGATCCATTGCAGTTTGAAATGAGCATCCAGGCGGAAGACCTGGCCGGGTATGTACCTGCCTTCGGGTGGGAGATGGCCCCGCCGTCGGACAGCCAGAAACGGGAGCTGGAAAAACGGGGGATCCTTCCCGATGAGATCGACAATGCAGGAAAGGCAGGCAAGATCCTGGACCGACTCCATAAAAGGCAGGAAGAAGGGCTCACAACCCCGAAACAGATCCGGTGCCTGGAAAAATACGGGTTCCGCCATGTGGGTACCTGGAGCTTTGAAGCAGGCAAGCATATGATCGACCGGATTGCAGCAATGGGATGGAGAGGGGCGCCTCCGGGTGTGGATCCCGGGACGTATATACCAGAGAAATAAGGAGCAGTAAGACATGGAACATAACCAGTATGACCTGTTGGAGGTCTTGGATCATATAGAACCGGCTGAACTGGATTACCAGCAGTGGGTGAACGTGGGGATGGCCCTGGAGATCGAGGGATACGGCGTGGACGTCTGGGATGCCTGGAGCCGCAGGGACCCCGGCAGGTACCATCCTGGGGAATGCCGGAAGAAATGGGCGGGGTTCCATGGGGCAGGATCCCCGGTGACCGGAGGGACCCTTGTGCAGTATGCAAGGGAACAGGGATGGACGCCTCCCTGTGACCCGGGTGTGGCCCTTGGATGGGATGATGCCATATCAGCCGAAGGCGTGGTGGTGGACAGCAACTGGGTGGAAGACAAGGACGTGCAGGAGCCGTCAAGATGGAACCCGGCGGACGAGCTGATCCGTTACCTGGAGGCCCTGTTTGAGGCAGGGGAAAACGTAGGGTATGTGGTAAAGAGCTGGCAGAAGGATGAAAAATGGCTGCCGGCCGATAAAGGCGCATATGACCGCACGGCAGGGGAGCTGATCGAGGCATTATCTGCCTGCGGCGGGGACATAGGGAAAGTCCTGGGGGATTATAACAGCGAGGCGGGCGCATGGATCCGTTTCAACCCCCTGGACGGGAAAGGCGTCCGGAATGAAAACGTGACTGAATACCGTTATGCCTTAGTAGAATCGGACAGCATGGAGATCGGCAAGCAGCATGCCCTGATCCGGGAACTGGAGCTTCCGGTGGCCTGTCTGGTCCATTCCGGCAGGAAGAGCCTCCATGCCATTGTACGGATCGATGCGGCGGATTACGGGGAATACCGCAGGCGGGTGGATTACCTGTATGACATCTGCCGCAGGAACGGCCTGGAGATCGACCAGCAGAACCGGAACCCGTCCCGTTTATCGCGGATGCCGGGCGTCATACGCGGGAGCCAGAAACAGTTCCTGGTAGATACCAACATCGGAAAAGGGAGCTGGGAAGAGTGGAAGGAATGGATCGAAAGCGTCAATGACGACCTGCCGGATCCGGAAGGCCTTGGAGATGTGTGGGAGCAGATGCCGGAGCTGGCCCCGTGCCTGATCGAAGGGGTGCTCCGCCAGGGCCATAAGATGCTGATCGCAGGCCCTTCCAAAGCCGGAAAATCCTTCCTGCTGATCGAACTGTGCATTGCCATTGCAGAAGGCCGCAAATGGCTCTCCTGGCAGTGTGCACAGGGGCGTGTACTGTATGTAAACCTGGAGCTGGACCGTGCCAGCTGCCTGCACCGTTTTAAGGACGTATACCAGGCCATGGGGCTGCCGCCGGAGCACCTGGGGAATATTGACATATGGAACCTGAGGGGCAAGTCAAGGCCCATGGACAAGCTGGCCCCGATGCTGATCCGGAGGGCGGCAAAGAAGAATTACATTGCAGTCATCATTGACCCGATCTATAAGGTCATTACCGGGGATGAGAACAGTGCGGACCAGATGGCGAACTTCTGCAACCAGTTTGACAAGGTATGTACCGAACTTAAAGTAGCCACCATTTACTGCCACCACCACAGCAAGGGCAGTCAGGGCGGGAAGAAGTCCATGGACCGTGCATCCGGTTCCGGAGTGTTCGCCCGCGACCCGGATGCCATGCTCGACATGATCGAGCTGGAGCTGTCAGAGGATGTCTTAAAGGCGGAGGAAAACAAGGCGGTCTGTGCAGCCTGTAAACAGTATCTGGACGCCCATTTTAAGTGGGAGGATGACCTTTCCGAGGATGACCTGTGCAGCGCCTACCAGATGATGAATTACTGCGAGAACCTGCTGGACAAGTGGCAGTGGCTGAACCTGCAGCGCATCGTGGAAGAGGCAAAGAAACGGGCCAGGGGGCTGACGGCGTGGCGGATCGAGGGAACACTGAGGGAGTTTCCGAAGTTCCCGGCAGTCAATGCCTGGTTCAGCTATCCGGTCCATCAGATGGACACGGTAGGAGTGCTGGGAGATATCCAGCCAGAGGCAGAGATGCCACCGTGGAAGCGGGCTATGGACAAACGAAAGCCCAAGGAACAGAAGGCAAAAGAGCGGAAAGAATCCATTGCAACGGCTTATGATGCCTGCACAACAGATGGAAAAGTGACCGTTTCTGACCTGGCTGAGTACCTGGGAGTGACAGAAAAAACGATCCGGAACCGATTAAAAGAGCACGGAGGATTCGTGATAGACGATAGTGAAGTAAGGAAAAAAACGTAAAAATTCCCTTTTCACTAGGGAAGAAAAAAACATAATTGACGTTATTTTCACTAAGGAAAAAAACATACAAAATACGTTCTTTTCCCTAGGGAAAAAATGAGGGAAAAAAACAGGTTTTACGTTCTTTTCCCTAGGGAAGAAAAAAACTACCCCCCTAAAGGGGGGTAAATAAGTATTTTTCCCTGACGGTCAAAGGGGGAAAGTAGTCGTGCGTCAGCTTTCGCACGACGACTCCTTCCCCTGTTCTTTGACAAATCTGTTTTTTCAAACAATGCAATTTCAAACTTTAAAGGAGTAAAGCGAATGGAAATAAAAAAATACTGCTGCACCTGCAAGTGGTATTCCCAGTTTGAGGGGGTGTGCTGCAATGGGGAAAGTGAACACAGGGCATACTTCCGGTTCATGGATGATACCTGTGAACAATGGGAGACCAACACGATAGAATTTTTTATGGCAATGATCCCCCCGACCGTCACGCATCAGGAAAAGCAGGTGCATGTGGTAAAGGGAAGGCCGGTATTTTATGAGCCGCCGGAATTAAAAGCGGCACGGCAGAAATTGATGGGGCATCTGGCAAAGCACCGGCCGGCGCAGCCGTACCAGGAAGGGATCCGTCTGGTGGTAAGATGGTGCTTTCCAAGAGGGAAGCAGGCAGACGGTACATACCGCACCACGAAGCCGGATACGGACAACCTGCAGAAGCTTTTAAAGGACTGCATGACAGCCTGCGGATACTGGAAGGATGATGCCCTGGTAGCGTCGGAACTTGCGGAAAAGTTCTGGGCGGAGGTACCTGGGATCTATGTGAGGATCGAAAGCCTATGACCTATGATGATGTGGAGATCCTGACCGACCAGGAAGTGAAAGGGATCTACAACGATGTGTATAACAGTTTTTGGCTGCGGTATTACCATCGGGTACCGGATCCCCAGTCAGAGGAATGGGAGCAGATCGTGGGGCAGGAGAAAAAGCTGCGGGGAAAGTACAAAAATTGTCCGCTGGTTGTTCACCAGATCCAGGACCTGATGGACCAGCTGGAAGCCAGAAGTAGGAAGGGAGCAGGAAAATGAAACAGCCAAAGAGTGAACCGGTCTATATATGCAGCGTATGTGGGAAGGATATAGCCGGGGATCATGTATATATCAAAACAAGGAGGAGAACGGAGCAGCATATCCATTACGGGTGTATGCCGGGCAGGAAAGGAGAATAGCCATGGAGAGATTAACACATCCCCGCAATAGCGGGATCAAGACGGGATACTGGAGCCCAAATAAGAAAGATGAGCTGGTTGAGCGGTTGGCAGCGTATGAGGACACCGGGCTGACACCGGAAGAAATCGAACGCCTTAAGGAGCAGAACCGCTGGATTCCCGTGGAGGAGAGACTGCCGGAAGAGGATACTATTGTGCTGCTGACAGTAAGTGGACTTTATAGCTGTATTATTTTCAGTGATGCAATAGAGCTTGGCAATCTTTGTTCGGACGGTGAATGGTTTATAGAGGGGTATCCTGATTGGGATGATCCTAATGTGACCGCCTGGATGCCGCTGCCGGAGCCGTATCAGTGGGAGAAAAATAATGAATAAGAGCGTGACGGAAATTTTGGAAGAGGTTTGCAGTGATATTTGTGATAATTACTGCAAATATAGGGATACAGTGGACGAGGATGGAAATTGTGAGGCCATGAGAGCAGGCATAGGGTGTCCGCTGGATAAGTTAAATTGAGGTTTAGGAGGTTGTGATGAAGCAAATAGATGGTCAAATGAGCCTGTTTAACATAAAGCAAAAAAATGATAAAAACGTTGGCTTAGGAGAACCATGTGAATCATGTGATGTCGAATGGTGTTCTGCGACCTGCTTTTGTCGCAGAGGGTATATGTGGAGCATGTGGAGACGGTTTGAGAGGCGACCAGACGGAACGCTGATGCGAAAATCACTTGAAAACAGAGTATGCAAGGAGACTAAATTTGATTCACAAAACTGACATTTAGCACAGGAGGGACCATTATGAAAGTAAAAATGACAGTGTCAACCGCAGGGAAAAGGATTAGTGTGGATGTAGATGAAAAGCAGGCAGATAAGACATTTTGGGGGCTTGCAGAAAAGTTAATGCTTGCAGCTCGTCAGGAAAAAGTAGGGGAGTTAGTAAAAGAACAGGAGGAGCAGCCGAAAGAGCAGATAAATCCTGAAAAAGGGGATATGTCGGAAGAAGAGGATTCCTGTAGCGGAAGGGAAGGATACACAGGTTTTTTGCTGATTAAATGTAGCCATTGCGGAAAAACAAAGGCGTTTTGCTCTAAGTCTCCGTTGACATACTATAAATGCGAGTGCGGAGAAAAAACAGAACTTAACGATCTGCATAGGCTGTACATAACTTGTGAGTGCGGAAAAAAATATGGGTACCGTACGAACATACAAGAACCAGTATTAGATGTGAACTGTATTAACTGCGGTGCTCCGGTAGCTGTTCAGTGGAACTCTAAAAAGAAATTATACGAAACAATAAGGGGATAATGGAGGTGCACAATGTACAAAAACCATGAAGGATATCCGGATCCGGCTGCAGGGGCTGCGATCCGGGAAGCGGACAGGCCACCAGAAGATTACCATAGAACCGTCCGCATGATGCTCTTCACTGCGAAGTGTATGGGCTATCATGTGGAGGACACGATCCGGTTGAGAGATGAAAAGACAGGGAGGGTATGGCCGTGAATGTACTTAAGAGCATAGTGATTATCCTGTGGGCCATAACGGGGACGGTCAATCTGATCCAAGGCAACATAGATCGGTGGGAATATCTGATGGTCTGGACTTCCCTGATGATGGTGCTGTTGGTCTGGAGGTGATGTTATGCCGGGGCCAGTATATTATGACCTGTACGATTGCGGGAAGCTTGTGGGGCGGTACAGTGGCATTGAGCTGCAAAAGAGATTTGGATGGAAATGTAGGCCTCAGGTCGACAAGTACAGCGACATGGGAATCCTGTACCAGAAGCGGTACCTGATTGTCCGAGTGGATATGGAAACCTGGGCGGATGAGTGGAATGAGGCCAGACAGAGGATTTTGAGGGCGAGGAGGTGATACCGTTGAACAAGCAGATATTGGAGCAATACATAGATGCCTGTGAGCTGATTAAGGACACCAAGGATGAGATCCGGAAGCTGAGGAAGCACCGGAGCCAGATCCAGCAGGACAGTGTTAAGGGCTCTGCGCATGAGTTCCCTTACACGTTACAGACCTACCATCTGGAGGGGATTGGGTATGCAGCCGTTAAGGATCCGGATGAGCTGGAACGTATGGAAGTGCTGCTGGAGGAGCGGATCCGGAACGCAGAGAA